GTTCTAATTGCCGTTTCGACATTTTTCTCTCCTTTTCATCCTATACTTGCCCTTCAGGGGCCGTCATTTCCGCCGGAAGTACTTCTCCCACTGGAGCCGCTTCTGGACTAACCACTCCTGGACCGGCCCCTCCATTTCCACCCTCAGCCATATCCTCAACCCTCTTTAGGGTCTCTTCAACCTGGTCAATGGCTTCTGCCTGATCATCCGTGACAATAAAGTCGGGTTCATAAAAACCGAGTGCATTGACTGATTGCTTAAGTAATTGGTAGGGCTTGAAGTATTTTGCAAATATCGATTGCTCGGCCTTTCCCATCATCCACTGAAGGCGCGGGATGAGTTCACTATTTTTGATCTGTGCCGATATTCCTGAAATTTTAATGTCGCAATTCGCACGAAGCATTTCTTTCTTTTCCTCTATTGGCAAGGTAGCGAATTGAGCGGCAGCAGGGTCGTTGGTCATTATCCTACTAACGGTGGGGTCAGAATATTCGGACCAATTCAGAATCAAAACTTCAAGAGCGGCCTTGATCACATTAACAGCCCCCTCCTCGATATCTTCCCCTATTGAGTCGAAGATGGTCATACTCTGGCTGGTCTTAAGATCTACTTCGCCCTTAGTGATCTGGGTCCGTGTTCCGCGTTGACCCGCAACGAATTGGTTCACAAATGAGGAATTTTCCCGGCGCTGATCCCAATGCTGAAGGGTCGCGAGGCTCTCGTTAGTTGAGGGGCTTGTGTAGATCTCCTTAACCACCGGTTGACCCGGCGGCGCATTTGAACTGCGAAGAACCGTCTTACCAGGCCACATTGCTACGTCTGTGGGGTCCTCGAGGTCCATCCGGTTTAACTCACGCAACTTATTGACCCTCCACGACAGATCATCGATATGTAGACTCATTAGATTGCAGGTATTGAGCCATAGGAGAAGGGAGGTCTCAATAACGCCATGTCCCTCAAACGTAAATAGGTCTGGAAGGGGAGAAAAAGATACTCCGGGCCATCTCATTGTAACGAAAGGATTGGGTTCCGGGTTTCTGATCAAAACATCTCCAGCTATGGTAAACCTGGCATTGTCAAGAAGCAGATCCCCCGCCTTATCCAAAACCACTCCCCAATGCTCAATCAACCTCACGGTATGTCTAAACGTAGTCCGCTGGTAATACTGACCTTTTCTGCGAGCCCGTTTCTCCGCAGTTTCCCTGCCCCATGCTGCCTCATTGGCCGTAACCTCATCCAGCCTCACATATCGCCCGCCAAGGCTTTTTACCTTCCATAAATCGAGCCACTCCACATGCTCCCAGTAATCTCCGGACCATGGTTCCCGGGGTGTCGCATCCGGGTCACGGTAGATTTGCCATGGAGGTACGAGTGAAAAAACCAATCCCTTGCCAGGAATCCACCTCGGAATCATCTCATGGGATTGACCGATAGCAAAGCCGAGCTCGGAGCAATCAGAGAATGCAGTATCGAACCTTGCATGTTGGGGATTTAGCCAGATCTTCAATGCGTCCCGGAAAAAAGAGGCTTTCGGTTTATCTTCGTCGCCCACTCCCTCAATTGAATACCAATCCGGTTGCCTGAGCGCCTTACGAATGACAGCTACACCCTGCTTGACAGTAGCCGTCATATCACCGGTAGTCATCTTGGCTTGCCAATCTTCTTTTTCGGAATAATCTATCTGTGCTCGATAAGCTCTATAGCATTGGTCCCAGAGGTGTCTGACCTCTAAATTGGCGTCTTCACTTTCCTTGATACAACTGTGAGCAAAATCGACAAACTGGTCTGGATTCTCTTCACCAATGGCGGCTGCTTCTTGACTGCGCTCCAAAAGTTCTTGGTCATCCCAACCCTGAATTGATTTATCAAGCCCCATTTAAATAGCTCCAACTTTTTCCTATTGCGATTGAACTAACCGTGGTTCTTGCGATTCCAAAACTTTTTGCTATATTTTTTTGAGTTACACCGACTTGAAGAAAATTCCTGATTTCAAGGACTTGACTTTCATTCAGTTTATGTCTTGGTTGCCATTCTCCTCTCATGGACCTCAAGCCGATTCTGCAAGCATGCCTGTGATTATCAGACCTTGTAAGGTATTCAAGATTAGATGCACCATTATCCGTTTTGTTCCCATTAATATGGTTGATTTCAACTTTTCCGTCGGGTTTTTCTAAAAAATATTCTGCCACAAGATGATGTACCCACACGCTAACCTTTAATTTTAGGCTTCCATTACTCAGGCAAACCCTTAAATAGCCACCTCGATCAATCGTTGGTTTTAAAAAGATATTATTTTTTGAGCTAAAAACCCGCCCGCAATTGGAAACTTTATAGTTTTGGAATCCTGAGACTTCTTTCCACAACTCTTGTTCTTCCTCTAAAAGCCCTTCATCAATTCCCATAAATCGTCCCTACGCATTTGCGTATATCGACACAAAATAATATAATATGCCTATGAGAAAGATAGGCAGACCTCGCATAAACGAGAGATTATCAAATGAGTTCTTAATTAATAAACTCAAAGAGGCATTTCTGTTTCTGGGACGTGCTCCAACACATCGAGAGATACAATACAACATCGCTTTTCCTAATACTCGGATGTATGAAATACGTTTTGGATCTTGGGCTAAAGCCTTAGATGCAGCCGGAATTCCGCGTGTTGAATATAATAAAAAGGGGAGTGGACGTAAAAGAAGTCCAACAAGAAGCCCCACGTTAAAAATAAGATTTGAAATTTTTAAAAGGGATAACTTCACCTGCCAATATTGTGGCCGCACCCCACAAGACGGAGCCAACCTATTAATAGACCACCGGCTCGCCGCGGCTAATGGCGGGAAGGAAGAATTTGACAATCTGGTTACTGCTTGCTTCGAATGCAACATTGGAAAATCAGACATTTTACTCTCCGAACACCAAGGTAAAAAAATAAAAAAAGGGCAATGAATTTTTCATTCAGTGCCCCTTTGTTCCCGAATACTATGTGAGAGTTAGGGATGGACTTACGTCCTATGTCTATTTAAGACTTTTCTTAACCCCCGCTTAACTCCCTCCAGAATGGTTAACGCATTAATGATCTCCTTTTTCTTTACCGTTACCACTTCCTCATCGGTATTCTCTGCCGGTCCCACATTATCTGATGTGCCTTTATACTTTTCTTTTACGCATTTGTCAAGCTTTTTTTTAGTTACGATAGATTCTGGCGTCAAAACTGACCTCCGATCTCAATAAATCTGACTTGTTCTATATGTCCGAGTTCACCCAATACTACAGGTCTTCCATTCCAAATTGCCCTCTTTTTATACTCCCGGAAAAGCTTTTTCGCCGTGATCCAAGACTTATCCCTTCTGGAACCTTCCGTACGCACGACAAAACCGTGTTTCTGATGGTTGGACTTACTCATTCTATCACTTCATGATACACTGGAACATTTGCTGAGCCGAAATGATGAAATTTAAATATCTTCTTTTTTGTTAATAATGGTTCAGCAATTTCTTCCGCCTTATCCATCTCCACCATTCCAGTTACTTCCGCGAGGACGACCAAATGAGATCCCAAACCCGAAGCTCATGCCCACCTTCGCTTTCTCTCCGGAATGTGAAGAACATTTTGGCTGCCAATAGCAAGAAGACCGTACCAAGCAATCATCCCTTCGAAGATTATAAGTTCAGGTGTCTGGACTTCCTCCAACAACAACCCCTGGTGGCCGAAGACAACAGCCTCATTCTTTAAAAGCGATGTGTCGCTAAGTTCAATCCAGCGAATGTTGTTTATCTTACAACTTTCACCATTGAATAATACATCTCCCTCGTTTAGATATTCTTTCCAAGAGTGGACCTTGGGATGGCTCTTAACTGCACGGAGAAACCTGACCCCGCCAATACCCATGTAGTCAATTCCACAATATGGCTGCATACAAGAAGACAGATATCCTGAAACAATGCCGCAAAGGGCTTCAATCCCGGTCCATTTTGCCCGTCGGATTACGCTCCCTAGAACAGTCGCAGAGGTGATGATCTCCACGCTTCCCTGTTTAAGTGCAGCCATGGACAAATGATCAAGGACGTTTCTTATCTGCCACACAAGATGTTTCTGGATCGGATCTTTTAGGTCGAATAATTGAAATGGAACGTAGTTTGGTAACAACTCTATGGCTCTCCCAATTTCGGTTATCTTGATTTTAGGAGGTATCAGTTTTCGTTGCACCCCCTCTTCCGTCATATTTTTCACCTGCATTTCTGGTTCATATACCGCGTGCGCAAATTGAACGACCCTGGCTTCAGAAAGCGCGGCATAACGGAGCTGGGTGCTTGCGGCTTTACATGTCAGATACGCTTTGCTTGGTTCTTTCTCCCATTGCCACGTCATTTTCCTACCTCCCTTTCTTCCTTAATTTTTCGTAGACTCCCATCCTCGGCCACCCGATACTTCTTCCCGTTCATGTCAGTCCAAACATCTCCCGGCTTCAAGAATGCCGATTTATTCCTAAAGTCTAAGGTCGTGCCCTTTTCTCTCCGGTCTCGGTAATGAGGATGGGTAGGGTTTTTGCGGGATAACATGATCACCTCCACCACAATGGTAAGACGTTCGCCAAATAGACCAGAATACTGAGATGGATCGCCTGATCAAAGCCAATGAGGACAAAGAACCAATGCACCTCTCCTTTTCGCCAGAGATATTTAGTTCCCCGGGAGGTAATTCCGTCTACAATGAGATGCGTCGCACCAACGATGATTGCAAAAGGGACCCCACACCACACAAAACACAGGGCGTAGACCAGTACATGAAGACTCAGCCACTTGAGGCTCTTGCTTTTATTCATAACTCTTTTGGTACTCAAGA